GAGTAATTGGAACTCTAGCATTATTAAACTCGCCATCTTGAGTATAACTTCTACCGACAACACTACCTGTTTGGAAATACAAGCGCAATGCATCTTCTGGATTATATGCGTTTCCTGTTCCTAGATCAACCTCGTTTAAACCATCTGCATCAATAAATACTCCATCAGGCACAACTCTTGATACCACTTGTTGAATTTTAAGATGTGTCATTTGTATTAAGTCTGCAAAAGGAATCATTCTTTTTACCAAAGACTCTAAAGAACCTTTATACATTCTAGGAGCTGCCGCTACATAATTTGGCATCGCATACTGGTTTGAGGATTTAGGCCTTACCATGTTTTCTGCCAATTTCCATTGTAAAACAATATTAGTTCCCATAACCATAACACCATCATACCATACGTCAATTCTTTTAGTTACCTTTTCAAACTTTCCTTCTTCCATCATTTCCTGAGGAGGATTAAACTGATCGTCCTTTTCAACTGTCTTGTATGATCCGTCTGCTAGTTTTTTTCTTTTGTACACAAACGAATGTGTTGTTTTATAATTAAAATACATTAACGTTGCAGTGTCTCTGTAGAACATACTGTTTTCGTAAAACTGCGCAGTATTAAAATAATTATACCATGACTGACTGTACTTAGCAATCTGGTTTAAATCTTCATTTGTTAAATCTGGATCAATCTTAATTAGCTCCGTCATTGGAACTGTTTTTATTTCTCCCCAATAAAAGCAATCCTTAAAATAAGGATCTTCAGTATAGCTATAAACAACATTAGCTGGATCTACATAATCCAGTTTTACGCCAGATCCTGGTAGAAATTCATGCTTTGTTATACCTATACCTATAGTTGTTAAATCATAATCTACTCTACTTCTAATATCATTATAATGATTTTCAGACATCAATGTATCAATAGCGGTTTCTTGAGCAATTTCAACAGCTGGTTTATATTTCATATTCATAAACAGCTCCATTTCTTCATCGCTTTCCGGAAGCTCGTCTTCATTTGATTGAAAAACATTAACTCCAAAATCGTTATCTATTTGTTGAAATAATGGTTTTGCTAATACCTCACCTTCAATCATCTCTTGAAACTCATTTCTTTTCTCAGCAGACAACGCATCCTCAGCGTAGGCTTTAACTTTAAAAAGTCTGTCTGACATTCCGTTTACTACGATGTCGACAAACTTTGGTATTATAGGTACGGGTGACCAATCTAAATTCAGATAACTTAAGTCGCCATCTATTGCTAATTCATTTTTGTATTTTGCTACGGATTGCTCTCCTCTAGCATACAAACGTAGTCGCATAAACTCACTCCATTGACTATAAAATCTACATGAGCCGCTGTCTCTTCTAAACCATTCGTATTGTATTGCTTGACCTATTTGTAATCCGTACTCTACAGTGTCTTTTGTAGCGTCAGAAACAAATTGATCTGGAAATGCAGCAGCCTGTATATCTATTGTTACTTCTTTCATTTATTAAGTAATTGACTTACTGAGTTCTTGTTATTATATCTCGCAAAGTTAATGCTTATTTTTGATTGTTTTTGAACGGGTGTATACAAGTGTTTTTGATTTGCCATAATTGCTAAACCAGAACTAATCGCAGCATCAAACTTTGTTCTGTTTGTTATGTCAAATTTAGCCCAGTCTTCTAGTGTTCTTTGAAAATACATACTACCTATATCGTCTTTTTCTCTATAATCTCCTTCAAAATCTAATCCTACATATTTCTCAATATACGACTCAATAGCTGAGGCGTGAGATTGCTTAACATCTTCAGATGAGTTTGGAATACCCCCTAACTCTCTTTCAGTCTTAGATAACTTATTATAAGTTTTATCCGGTCTGTTTAAACAAAAGCCTCGGTATCCTCTATTTTTAAAATGATACAATAAACGAGGTTTATTATTTTCACATAATATTGGCATGCCATAAAATATACACGCCATTAAAACTTCTTCAAAAAATATCTCAGCGGTTTGAGGTCTAGCAATATATTCTAAAAAGAATTCATTACTAGGCGCATCATCCATATTAAATTTTGTCTGTCCATGTAAAGCTCCGTTAGAACCTTTACCTACTACAACTCCTGAAATATCATAAGAGTCACAACCAAACGATCCAATATGTTCATTGCCTGGATACATCTTTCCACCCTTCTTTATCACATTGTTTTGAAGAGAAGCTTTAGGGATGTAAGTTACAAAAAATCTACCTCTTTTATTTGGGCTCCAGATTACCTTAGAATCTTTTATACCATCTTTCCAATGGAACCCACCTTGAGTCATAAAGTGTCCCATATTTATAGAATCATTATAATCTATTTGCTGGTATATTTTTGTTAAATTAAATAATGATTGTTTGCTTTCATCTCTAAACGCATGTGACTCTGTTCTAGGAAACTGTCTATAAAATTCATTTAAAGCGTCAGGATCTGAAGTTAATGATTCAACCTCGTTAGTCCAGTAATCTACAGCCCCTTGAGTAATAGGCTCTTTGTCTATTCCTTTAATAGGTTTGTCTGGATTCTTGAACACAGGCATACCATACATGTCAATAAAACCTTCCATATTCCACTCCATAGGAATAAACAGATTATATAAACCGCTTTTTGTTTGTCCGTTAGAGTTTCTGTTTCTGCAATCAGATGACTCAAATAAATCTTTAAAATTTCTACCACCTTTATCTAACGCATTTGATGTAGATCCCATCATACATTTACCTATGACTTTACTACCTAATCTTAAACATGTTTTGGTTACACGCCAGTTGTTTAATATATTCTCTGGCCTCTCCCATTTACCACTTTCATCGTGTAACAATAACTGTAACTTCTCACCATCATAACTGTTATCAGATGTATTCTTCCAGTCAATTGTTGTGTCTAATCCTTCAAGCTCCTCTTCACTTACTGTATACATATTCTTTTTAGTAATCTTAGAAGCTGGAACACGATAAGCTAATTCTGTTTTAGGCTTATCCATACCATCTTGTATAGGTTTAAAAAAGAAAGGATAGTTGTTTGATATTGGCACTATCTTATCTGTAAACATCTTCTTTGCATCCGCACCAGTTTTTGATAGTATACCTATTCTAGAATCTTTAGTTATTGTCGCTGTGTTAACACCTTCACACGAGCTCATAAATGAAAACCCAGAACGTCTTATTTTTAAATAACACATACCAAAACTTCTTTTATCAGCTTTGCATGCCTCCCAGAATATATAGAACAAACGATTTGCTTCTCTAAAGTCTGGATGACCAACGTCAATCTTTGTCCATTGTAAATACATATAATGTGTTCCTGTAATATAAGTAGGAACACCGTTATTCATAAACCAAAAACCTTCTTCTCTCCTATCAAACTCTTGTTCGATATAATCCACCCATTTGTTCTTGAATTGTATCGGAGCTTCATGCCATTGAAATATTGACTGTATTCTTTTTAATTCTTTACTTATTTCATGCGCCTCCCAATACTGATCATCTTTTTTTTTGGATCTTGAATAAACTTTTGTAGGAGCTTTTGGTAATGCAATATGTAGGCCATTTATTTCTATGACATCACCTATTTGACCTGACTTAGATATAACAACAAAATTATATTTTTCGTTATAACCATAAGTCCAAGTTCTTGCTTTATTCTTTGTAGATAAAACATTTTTTGGAACTACTCTAGTTAGTGTAGTGTATAAGTTATTTAGATCTTGATTCTGCAAATCCTTTAGGGGTATTATTTTTCTTTATATCACCACCCTCTAATAATTGCTTTTCGTCTTCTATTCTTTTAAGGATTTCAAAAGCGTCAAAGATAGCAAGCTTTTTAGTAGCGGCAGCATTCTTTAATCTGTCAGCAGCTAACTCATCATCCTTATCGTATTTAATAATATCTTCTTTAGCTACCTTTATTAATTGTATAACAGCTTTTTCTCCAGCTTTTATTATTTGTTCTTTAATATCTTTAATATCCATTTACATAATCATAGTTATGTTATCTGTAAACATTCTATATAGCTTTTCATCTTCTACATAAAACTCATACTCAGACTCAGGAGTAAAAGACACTTCGTCTCCTACCTTTACACCTAAGTTTTTTAACTCTTGATTGTTATATTTAACAACACCCATAAGAGGTTCTTCTTTGCCGGTCTTTCCTAAAAAAGATTTTTTTGGCGGAATAGGTTTTATAAAACAATACTTAGAATGGCTTTTCCACTCTTCTTTATTATAATACAAAAAAAATTGATCAAAGTCAATAAAGAATAAATCGTCTTTAAAAAAGCTTTTACCACTTTTCTCACGCCCGTACATGTCATTGTAATATTTAAAAACATTATGATGTACTAAAAGTATGTCACCTATATTGACATCTCCTGAATAATTTATTGGAGTTGACACCACTTGCGCATACCTATTAGCCGTTTTATGATCTTCTTTTGATACGCTAATTAAAAAATCTAAGTCTCCTATTTTTTTTACGTTATCATACCTAGTGCCGTTTACAGGACGTACAATAAATGAAAATGGAGATTGCATTAAAAGTTTATATTATATTCGATAGAAATAGGTAAGGTAGTTTTAAACTCTTTCCATATAACAATTTCTTTATTTTTTTCTATCCAAATCTTATATGAACTTGCGCCTGAGTCGTGCTGTATTAAATGAATAATATAAGATCCTCCAAGAACATCCTGCCCTACTATGTAATGCATAGCTCCAGACTTATAGTCTGCTCCTATTGAAATCTTTCTAATGTCCATTTAATTAAAATGTAGAATCTAATTTTAGCTTTCTGTATGTAATATTTATATATAAAGTTCCATTCCCTGCACTTGGACTAGCAAAACCACCTAATGTTATTCCTGCGTTTTCTGCAATAAATTCAGCAGGTGAAGGATCGTTTTTATATACTTTTTTACTTGCAGCGTTTAATAAAAGCAGTGGCAATGGTTCTTGAATAGCGCCTTGTGTTATATTTAAAGTGTTTACAAAATTATAAGGAGTTGATCCTGGAATCATTAAGCTTACAATTTGGCTAACATCATACACATAACCGTCTCCAGGAGGAGCTAGCAATGTGTATGGTTGTGCTGCAATTACTTTTAAATAAGTTTCTGGAATAGCTATTGTAACGGACGTAGTATTTAAGCCAAATAAAGTTTGTAAGTTTTCTAACGTACAAGTTTTAGTGTTTAAATTATTCTCTGCATCTGTTAGCACAAAGTAATCCGGCAGTGTAGGAATTATACTTGAGTACGCTGTGGTATTACTTATTCTAGCCATTGTTTTATTTTATAGGTTCTGCTTCTACTGCTTGCGGTTTTTTAGTGACAATACCTGTTGCTAAATCAATAACAGCATCTTGCCCATATTTCTCCGCTAATTTTTTCTCTTCAATACCAAACGCACCTCTTAAGTCTTCTAAAGATTTTAGATTCATTTGCTGTCTTAATACATTATCAGCAATCTCTAATTTAGCTTTAGTAAAGTCTTGGTTTAGTTCTTGAATTTTTTTTAATTCGTCTTCAGTTAATTTAATTTCACTCATTTTAATTTATTTTTAATGTTAATTTTATTTATGTAAATATAGTAAATATATTATTCTTCTTCAACCGGTGCCGAAGGAACTGGGTTATCCCATGTAAAGTATAAATCTTCATCTATAGGATGCTTCTCTAAATCTATTTGTTTAGATAAACTTGCTTCCATGTCAGCTACAGGAAGCCCTGCTTTTAGCCAGCTAATAACTACATTCTCAAATCCTTCGTCATTAGCGTAAGGAACAAAAGTTGTTGACGGATCATACTCTAAAGAGTAAGTTCCTATTTGACTAGCGGTGTATTGCGAGTCTTTGTCGTCTTGAGCGGTATACGTCCAATGTACTGTGTAGATTACGTTTTGATTCCCATCTTCTTCGATACGGGCGTTCATTTGATTTATTGTCCATTTATAAAAATTTGCCATTCTTTAATATTTTTACAAAGATA